ATTACCCTGACGTTATTACTGGTTGGAATGTACAGCTTTTTGATATTCCCTATATTGCTGGGCGTATTGCTCGGGTTATTGGTGAAAAAGAGTCTCGGTTACTTAGCCCGTGGCGTCTTATTTCTAGACGAGAAATTTTCATCAAAGGACGAAAGCAAATTGCCTACGATCTTCCAGGGATTGCTACTCTGGATTACTTGGAACTATACAAAAAGTTCACCTACACAAACCAAGAATCATATCGACTTGACCATATCTGCTCAGTTGAACTCGGAGAGAAAAAACTAGATCACTCTGAGTACGATACCTTCAAAGAGTTCTACGAAAACGACTGGCAGAAGTTCATCGAGTACAACATCCACGACGTTCGTCTTGTGGACAAACTTGATGACAAGATGAAGTTAATTGAACTTGCGTTCACTATGGCTTATGATGCTAAGGTGAATTATGAAGATGTGTTTTCACAGGTTCGCATGTGGGATAACTATATCTACGTGGAACTTCTGAAGAGGAAGATTGCTATTCCTCCTAAGAAAGAGTCTGTGAAGAACGCCAAGTACGCGGGGGCATATGTTAAAGAGCCGACACCTGGATTCTATGATTGGGTTGTGTCTTTTGACCTTAACAGTCTGTACCCTCACCTTATTATGCAGTACAATATCTCGCCAGAGACACTCCAAGATACCAGACATCCATCAGCAACCGTTGATAAGATTCTTGATAAACAGATAGAAGTATCTGGTCAGTATGCTGTGTGCGCTAACGGAGCACAGTATAGGAAGGACACACAAGGATTCCTTCCCATGATGATGAAGAAGATGTATGACGAACGAGTCATCTTCAAGAAGAAGATGATTGAAGCAAAGAAACAGTATGAGAAAACTCCTACTGTTGAACTGATGAAGGAGATTGCGAGATGTAACAATATTCAGATGGCGAAGAAGATCTCTTTGAACTCTGCTTATGGTGCTATCGGTAATGAACACTTCCGTTATTACAAGTTGGCGAACGCTGAGGCAATCACTTTGTCTGGTCAAGTCTCAATTCGTTGGATTGAGAACAAGATGAATGGATATCTAAATAAACTGCTCTCTACAGAGGAGGTGGATTATGTTATCGCAAGTGATACAGATTCGATCTATCTTAATCTTGGACCTCTTGTTGATAAATTTTTTGGTAATAAGTCTAGCGACAAAGCAGCAGTTGTTACCATACTTGACAAGATCTGCCAGGAGAAACTGGAACCTTTTATCGAACGTTCATATCAAGAACTTGCGGATTACGTTTCGGCGTATGACCAGAAGATGCAAATGAAACGTGAGAACATTGCTGATCGTGGTATTTGGACTGCGAAGAAGCGATATATTCTCAACGTGTGGGATAGTGAAGGAGTCCGCTATAAAGAACCTAAGATGAAAATCATGGGTCTTGAAACTGCTCGCTCTTCTACACCTGCATACTTCAGAGACAAACTTTATGAAGCGTTCAAGATCATCATCTCTAAAACAAATGATGATCTAATTGATTTCATTGAGAAGATCAAACAGGATACTAAAAGTCAACACTACAGTGATGTTGCTTTCCCCCGTGGAGTCAACGGTTTAGATAAGTATCGCAATAGATCTACAATCTATTCAAAAGGAACTCCTATTCATGTGCGTGGAGCACTCTTGTACAACCACTATCTTAAGAAGCACAAGATCGCTCATAAGCATCAGAATATTCAGGAGGGAGAAAAGATTAAGTTCATTTACCTTGCTGTTCCAAACCCCATCATGGAAGACTGTATTTCTTTCTTCGGTGAGATTCCAAAGGAGTTTGGTATTGAGAAGTATGTGGACTATAGGAAGCAGTTTGAAAAGTCGTTCTTGAAACCGCGTGAGAATGTGTTAGAATGTATTGGATGGACAAGCAAAAAGGTCGTCACTATTGGGAGTTTCTTCTAATGAGTAAGAAGATCTTTGTTGTAACATGGACCAATCATGTGGTTGGTCAAGTAGGAGCGGAGGACATTAAGTGCTTCGAGGACTACAACACTGCGCTCGGATTCGCTAAGTTAATGCGAGACCAGTATAATTATGTAAATTTCTATGAGGAGACGGTTGATCAATGGGATTCTTAGACACTGTACTTAAGGATGTAGGAAATGAGTACGCCGCTAGAGTTAGCGATGGCGTTGCTGCAGGTGACGTTGCTGGTTATGTTGATACTGGGTCTTATATCTTTAACGCCCTGGTTAGTGGTTCGATTTACGGAGGTCTTCCTTCCAATAAAGTTACTGCCTTGGCTGGAGAATCGAGCACGGGAAAGACTTTCTTTGCTCTTTCTGTGGTTCGTAATTTCCTTGATGCTAATCCAGACGGTGGCGTCATGTATTTTGAGTCTGAATCCGCCATTTCTCAGGACATGATTGTGAGCAGGGGCATTGATCCAAAACGGATGTACATTTTCCCTGTTGCTACTATTGAAGAGTTCAGGACTCAGGCATGTAGGATCCTTGATAACGTCATGAAGGAACCTAAGGAGGAGCGCAAGCCCATGATGTTTGTGCTAGACTCTCTTGGTATGCTATCCACCACCAAGGAGATGGAGGACGTTGCTAACGATAAGCAAGTCCGAGACATGACTAAGAGTCAGTTGATCAAGGGTGCCTTCCGTGTGCTTACCCTCAAAATGGGACAGGCAGGTGTGCCTCTGCTGGTCACCAACCATACATATGATGTGATTGGTTCCTATGTCCCTACAAAGGAGATGGGAGGCGGCACAGGTCTGAAGTATGCTGCTTCTACTATCATCTACCTCAGCAAGTCTAAGGAGCGTGATAGCAAGAAAGAGGTGGTGGGCAACATCATCAAATGTGAAGCTAAGAAATCACGTCTAACCATCGAAGGGAGTAAAGTTGCAACACGTCTATTTTTTGACGAGCGTGGACTGGACAAGTATTACGGACTATTGGAACTGGGTATCGATCACGGAATCTTCAAGAAGAACGGTAATCGGATCGTTGTTGGGGAATCTTCCGTTTATCCTTCTGCTGTACTTGCTGATCCCGAAAAATATTTCACCCCCGAAGTGATGGAAAAACTTGACGAAGCAGCAAAGAAGGAGTTTAGTTATGGTAGCTGAGAGGATTGAAGAAACTATCCTCCGTAATCTACTGTGTAATGAGGAATACTACAGAAAGGTAACTCCTCATCTATCTGTCGATTATTTTGAGAATCCAGTCGATAGAACCATATATGAAGAGATCCACGAGTTCTCTACCAAGTATGATAAACTTCCTACTCAGGAAGTTCTTCGCATTAATCTAGGACAACGTAATGATTTATCTGAAGAGATTTATAAAGATGCTATCTCGCGCATTGCGGGGTTTAGTCAGGAGTGGGTTGACCAAGACTGGCTTGTTGACTCGACGGAAAAGTGGTGTCAAGACAGAGCAATCTACAATGCCCTACTACAGTCGGTCAAGATCGCAGATGGAGGCGATCCGAAACTATCAAAGGATGCGATCCCAGGTATCTTACAAGAAGCCCTATCAGTATCGTTCGACGAACACATAGGACACGATTACATTGAATCAGCAGAAGACAGATATGAGTATTACCACAAAGATGAAGAGAGAGTTCCCTTTGATCTGGAGAAGTTTAACTTCATTACCAAAGGTGGTCTCCCTAATAAGACTCTCAACATCGCTCTTGCTGGTACAGGCGTCGGGAAAAGTCTATTTATGTGCCACATGGCTAGTGCCTCACTCATGTCGGGGCGCAACGTACTCTACATTACATGTGAAATGGCAGAGGAAAAAATTGCTGAGCGAATTGACGCGAACTGTCTCAATGTAAACATTAAAGATATTGTTGAACTACCTCAAGTAATCTTTAAATCCAAGATCGGTGACTTGCAGAGGAAGACACAGGGTAAACTAATCATCAAAGAATATCCTACAGCATCTGCACACGCAGGACATTTCACTTCACTTCTTAATGATTTGAGGTTGAAAAAAGCATTCAAACCTGATATAATCTTTATTGATTACCTTAACATTTGCGCTAGTGTTCGATACAAAGGACACATTGTAAACTCTTACACCTATGTTAAGGCAATTGCTGAAGAACTCAGAGGTCTTGCCTGTGAGTTTGATGTACCCATTGTCTCTGCAACGCAAACTACAAGGTCTGGATTCGGTAGCACAGATGTTGATTTGACGGATACTTCTGAAAGTTTTGGTCTCCCTGCAACCGCCGACCTTATGTTTGCGCTCATCTCCACAGAAGAATTGGAGAAAGAGGGCAGAATTATGGTTAAACAATTGAAGAATCGATACAATGATCTAACTGCTAGCCGTAAGTTTTTGATTGGTATCGATAGAGCAAAGATGAAACTGTTTGATGTAGCAGAGTCTGCTAACGAAGTCATCACCGATAAGGATGAAGAGGATGTAGCAGAAGCATTCGATCACGTCAAGCAAAATCAAGCACGACTATCTAAGTTTGCGGAATGGAATTACTAGACTATGCTAAGAAGTATAGACTCCCAGAAGGATTCCTAGATCTATCAATACATCTTGAACAAGATGATTGGACACCACACTCGTGGTATACTCATAAAGGGAAAAACAAAGAGGACAATGATCCTCTAAACAATAGAGTGGTTGACGCTGATGTACGTGAGCACTTCTATCCAGTTTTCTGGGACATGATTTCTAGGTATGAGGAAGAGTGTTCTGGGTTTGATCTTGTATCACATATGAGTGGTGTAAGGTTGAACTATTACCCAGAAGGTACATCAATGCGTAAACACGCAGACCTGATCTACTCTATTTTTGAGGACGTTCCAGTCGAAAGGAGAGGACTTCCTCTCCTAAGCATCGTGGGTGAGATCAGCACTGATGCTTATACAGGCGGTGAATTTTATCTTTGTGGGCAAGACATGCAGTTGACCCCAGGAGATGTTATAATATTCCCGTCAACCTTCATGTACACGCATGAAGTCAAACCAGTCAAGACTGGGACTAGAACCAGTTTTGTAACATGGGCATGGTAACTTTACTTTCTTAAATTATGACCGCTATTGTAGACAACACCGTTGATTACGACAAGTATCTTGAATTCGTCGATTCTACTACCAGTTTTCCTTCCAAGGATACTGATGAGTTCATCGCACGAGTTCAAGATTTGCAAAGCAAAGGTGTAAATATTGAGCGTCTTCTGACTGCTGCTGTTGGTATTACTGCTGAGGGTGGTGAGTTTACTGAGATTGTGAAGAAGATTGCTTTCCAAGGTAAAGAACTTACTGATGAGAGCAAGACTCACATGGTCAAAGAAATGGGAGATGTGTTCTGGTATCTGGCGCAAGCATGTCTTGCACTGGGTGTTGATTTTCAGACTGTCGTTGTTACGAACATGATCAAACTTGCTGCACGTTATCCTGAAGGCACGTTTGATATCTACTATTCTGAGAATCGTAAAGAAGGAGATATTTAATTGCTTACTGTTTGGATTCATCTGGTAGCATTCTTTCAAGTGGTTGTTATGAATTGTATTCAACCAGTCAACTGGAAGTATTGCTATCGGGTGGATCAGTGGTTAGTTCCAGATCTTGTAGAAGGTTATGAGATCTGGTCAGGCAAAAAGCATCCTTATCAAAATGAAAAAGACTATCTCAACAACCTCCCCTCTAAATAGTTAGACGGGAGGTTTTTCTTTTATGGGCATTAGCGAATTTAAAAAAGCAAGCAATGGTCTTCACTATTGGAAAACTTTTTCTGCAAAAATTCAAAACGGTGTTGCTCTTCTCACCAAAGAAGGACATGTTACGATAGACAAGACTGATAAGCGTTGGGGGTTTTTAAAAACTAGTAATAGGTTTGATACCAATGCTGAGATTGGTATGGAACAATTCAAGAAAGGTAGAGGATATTCTTTTCCTAAACTTGGTGGTGGTGAGGTTACACTGGGTGCAATCCTCAAGGCAAATGTAAGCGTAGGAAGTCCTAGAAAGAAGTATAACCTCGGTAACGTAGCAGAAGGTGTTCTTGCTTTTGCTATTGCTGCGAGATTTTTAAATAAGAATAGAAGAATTGCAGAGAGAGATCTCGTTAAGGTTTTGAATGAAGTTAAACCTACAAGATCTGGAACTACGTCGGGTAAGACATTCCAGTCAGCAAATGCTCCTCATCCTAAGATGAAAAAAACTTTGTTTGATGATGTGAAGGTAGTTGTAAACCTCACAGCAGCAAACATGGACATGTTGTTTACGAGTGACCCTGACGAGTATGAGGTTTTGAGAGAACTTATGCCGTCATGTATTGCATATGCAAACTCACAAGAGATCAATACTGCGGCACTATTGATGTATCGAAATGGGAAGAAAGATTATATTGATGTGATTGCTGATGGTATTGGTGACGAGACAGGAACAAAGGTTGATGTAAACCTCATCATCAATAACTCTAGGAACATCTCTATTCCTGGTAATACAAATGGTACGAAACTAAGACTGACTCAAATTTCATTGAAGAGGGATGTGGATCAGTTTGCTCAGGTTGGTGGTTGGACTATGGATAAGACTGATGAATTATGGGGAAAGATTCTTGGTACTAAACCCTCTACATCTGGAGCAGTACAACAGATCTATGCTGATTCTGCTGAAATGAAAGGAACCACAGAGGAAGTTGCTGCTGAAACTATGAGGAAAGTCTATACATGGGCTCATCAGCAACTGGGAAGCAAGTTTAGAAACAGAGTGTGGTTGGAAGATTTTGTTGAGGTGTTGGACAATTTTGCAACTTATAAAGAAGAGAACGTAGCACTGGTTGAGATCAAAGGAGACACGTTCCATAGATATGATTTTAAAAAGTTAAAGGTCGCTCTTGTAGGGTTTCCTGAGGCAGACGTTCCTGCTAACCTTACTTTAAGTTCTGAGTACATCGTTGGTGCTAGTGGTCTGCCCACAGTTAGAATCTCTGGAACTAACAAGAATGATGGTAAAAAGTATGATCTAGTTCAGTTCCGATTCAAGATGGAAAAAGGAACTGGTGGTGTTCCTAAAGCGATCCGTAATTATGTTGAAAAACGTTCTGGTCTGGAGGACTATATCGGATGAGCAAGAACACTCACTTAGAGCACTTAGAAGATAGTATCCTTCTTGATGGAAAGGATGGTATTACTGATGCGTTTAAATTTTTAGATCTATTAGCGAAGACATTTACTACTGGTGGATCTAATGCGTTCAAGATTACTACAAAGTGGGATGGAGCACCCGCTATATTTTGTGGTATCTATCCTGGTACAGACAATTTCTTTGTCGGAACTAAATCAGTATTCAATAAAGATGCGAAGATTAACTACACTGACTCTGATATTGATAGAAATCATGGTCATGCAGCAGGACTGGTTGAGAAACTGAAGGCATCACTTAAGCATCTTCCAGAACTTGGTATCACAGGAGTCGCGCAAGGTGACCTTTTGTTTACCACTGATAAAAGGCAAAGAATAATTGATGGTAAAAACTGTATTACGTTTCAACCTAATACTATTACATATGCTATTCCAGAAGATAGTGATCTTTACGAGAAAGCAAGAAAAGCAAAACTCGGTGTTGTATTTCATACATCATATACTGGTAAGGATGTAAGCACGATGAATGCTTCTTTTGGATTTGATGTTAGTAAGCTTAAAACTTCTGATGATGTTCTAGTTCTTAGTGCAGAGACAGGAACACTAGGTAATGATACGCTTCTTACGAAAGCAGAGAAGACTAAGTTAGGACAACTAAGAACTAAGGCACCAGCGATGGTACGTAATGCAGGTTCATTCTTAGATGAGGTAGCAGAACAGATTGTTGCTAAAGATCAATTGACTATTGG